CCAACCACTTCTAATTTCCGGTCTGGTGCGGCCGTTCCGATACCAACGTTAGTGCCGTTATCAAAAATCAATGAATTACCCAGAGCGGTACTCGTAGTCCATTTCGGCACATAGTTAGTTGTACCTGACCCGCCGATAATACCAGGGTCACCTTGGTCGCCTTTGTCGCCTTGGTCGCCTTTGTCGCCTTGGTCGCCTTTGTCGCCTTTGTCGCCTTGAGGGCCAATACCCGTACTTCTTTTAGCTGAGGTATTTCCAAACTTACCAGCTTCTATAAACATAGCTTGGTCTTCGTCGGCTAAATTTGTTGCACCTTGTTTCACTATTAAATAACAACGTAATATATCGTAATTTAAAAAAGGGTTTATTGCAGTAAAATCTGTTATTGCTGCAAGTGCATTTTCATACGAGGCATATGTTTCTTGTCCATAACAGATGTCGTTTGTGTTGGTTGGTGCATAAAGATATATCGGCTGAATTGTCCATTCACCTGCCGGAACAGGCGCTAATCCACTTCCAGTATCGTATTGGTCGGGGTCTATATTGGCTGTAAGTGGTAATGAATTGTTCCAAACATCTGGGGCGGTTTGATAATAATATGTTAACTGACAAGGAAATTCTTCTGCTGTTCTAAAAGCGTTTGTGTCTGCGCTATTTTGTTCCCAAAAACTGCCTCCATCAAATACAGCACCCTCTGACCGAGCTATTGTAAGATTGATAGCTGATAAATCGTGTGCGTAATATGAATTGCCACTTATATTAAATGCTCCTAAATATTCAAAGAACTGATGCATCTGAATACCGAGGTCGAGTACCGGATATGGTTCGTTTAATAATACATTAATAGTTGAACGATTTCTATGTTCTACCCATCCAATAACAATTGCGAAATTCATTTCGTCATATGAAATAGATTCCTCTGATTGAATTAATTCTCCATCAGAATCAAACCATAAAAAGGTGGTATCCCATTCTGCAATATGTGATAATTCTACGGTGGGTATTGCCTCCCATTCTATTCTACTTAGCGATGGGCTCTCGCAGTCTGTTAGATTATCTATAATATACCCGCACCCTGCGGTTATTGCAATGTGAGTGTCGTCTATTTTTGAAATTATTCCACCGCAACGAATTCCTGTGTTTAGCGCGTTGAGAATACGTTTCGTATTTAGGGCTAGTGTTGCATCCTCGGTCGTGTCTCCTATGATATCAAACTTACCAGTCATTGGATTTATTTCAAATTTATGTGCCATAAAATTATAATCCTAATTCAGCGAGTGTTTTGTAGTTTAAGTTTTCTGGATTGGCTAAAAGTTGTGCGTAAGTAAAAACGCCTTCTTTAATGTTAATACCCGCGAATCTTACTGAGTTTGTTTCTGAAACTCGTTTAACAACAACTCCAGAAAACTCATTCATAAAAATATAATAAGTATTTGATTCTACCACTACGGTATCCATGTATTCATAACCGCCTAAAGGGGCTTGCATTGATAAACTCATATTATTTGTTCTCCTGAGGCTTCTGATATTTCGCTTTCAGATGCCATTTATTATCTTTTCCTTTAAATCCAATTTTCTTAACAGAACCCCAACCATATTTCGCTCCCATAGATTCTCTGATTGCTTCTGGCGAATCTTTATAGTGCTCATACGCCCAATTAAACCCACCCATAAAGGCTTTCTTTAATTCAGCGTCGGCTAATTTAGTTGCTATTCTAGCTGGTAGTTCATTGATAGTTTTATACTCTGAGAAGTCTATACTTGAAAATTGGTCATTCTTATTATTAGGACTGATTGGAGGCTCAGTCGGTGTATTATCTTTTGTCTGCTTATTTTTTGCAGGCGGTGTATCTGTTTCGTCATTCTCATCGTCTGTTGGTTCTGCTATCGGTTGGCCGATTCTCTCTTCTTCTGCTTTACCTGTTATGTTCTCGCTATTGACAGTAACCGGAGGATATAATAAGATTTCATATCCCTCTTTCATTTCTTCTTCGCGCCGTTTAATAACAGTAGAAAAATCTAAACCAAGTGACTCGATATAATCTCTTTTGCTTACAGCACCTCTGTCATGCGCATCTTTCAGCAATGTTAAGAATTCATTATCCCAAAATGTTTTAATCGGCCCGGTAACAATACGTAATTGATTTGTCTGCGAAAATAATTTATTGTGCTTATTATTTTTAATATAAATATCTTTAAGAATATCTTTTATCAACTGCTTCACGTCGGCTAAAGCGTCGTATACTTCTTCAATGAGCGGCTTGGGGTTTAAGATAGCTTCATTTCTTCCGCTTGTCTTTATCACTTCAACTAATCCGAGACCTGACCGAATATCCATGTCCAATTGTTGGTATACATCTACACCCATGATTTTTACCAAGTCTGGCATTATTACGTTGGTTTCGGTATCGAACATTGTGGCCATTGTAGGGAAGCCACCTTCATTTTTTGATTTGTTAATTTGGTCTTTGACTTCCTTCATGAAGGCGTTTAATTGTGCCGGGCTATAGGCTACTCCGGGTAAGTTAGGGTGGCCCTTTTTCATGTGTTGAATAAATAATGCGTGTTTAGCGATGTCGGCGGCGTGCTCTTTGATGTATCGCTTAATCATCCAGTTACCATATACTCTTTTCACTAGATACGGTGTTGGATATCTATCGGTAGAGCGGCCTGACTTGTGAACATATATGTCTGACAGTGCTATGTCTTTTTTCGACTTATCACTTTTAATTGAATATGCAAAATTTCCCATCTCGGTCTCGTCTCCGCTAACTCGAATAGATGCGCCGTCGAGAACCGCCATTGAGGTAGGTAAAACGAAGGTATCAAATTTATTCCAATTAACTTGAGTAACAACTAACCCAGACGTCCATCTTTCTAAAAGATATTGTTCCATGAATTTTCTGAGACCAGAAGGAATATCAACGGCAACTCCAATGTTGATAGAATCTAACCATGCATTTAATGTCTTTGTGGCTGTATCATTATCGGTTTCAATACGAATAGATGAACTGAGCACTGATTTAATCATAAAATCGATAACAGGCGCTACTAATCCGCTTGTATCATTATTTAAAATCTTTTTAGCAACTTTGACCTGAGCAGAGAAAGAGCTTGGCGGGTCTATCTGAACCGATGAATCTAATTGGTTCATGAACCACTGTGTGTATGCTGTAATGTCTGCGCTTGTGTCTGCCATTTTTTATCTCCTAAACAGTTCCGCAAACGCCAATGCACCAGTTTTCTGTGGTCATCGGCTGAAGTGATGCGAACTCTGATTTAATCCACTCTGCAATCGCAAATACCTGAAAGGCTGCGTGCAAATGGTCTGCCTCGGTAGAACTATAAACAACTTTACCAGATTTACCAGGAGACGCTTTCATAGCAGAAAACTGCTTTTCTAACTTTGTGTCTCGTGGAATCTCTAATCTACCATTATATAAGAGCGTCTGTAATCTTCGTATCGACCAATCTATAACAAATTCTTCAACTGGTATTGGTTTACCATCTATTAATTTTAATGTGCCGTCTTCGTTCTTTTCAAAATCTATTACTAACTTTTCATTAAATCCAACTGCACAGAGATTTTTTTCTTTATATTTTTTTTGCCAGTCTCTATATATCTGTCTACCGCCTTGTTCTGTGGCATCTATTGCAAGTACGTTGCCTTGTAACTGTTTATTTATATATTCAAAAACCAAGAACTGTTCATCTGGCACTAAGCCGTAAAGTGTGATATTGTATTCGTATCTATAGAATTCTCCGATTTTATAAATGATGACAATTTCTGTCGGAGCCGTTATACCAAAATCTGCCGCGATATATACTTGGTCAACATTTTTTGGTCTCTCTAAGACTAGAATATTTTGAAAAATTGTTTTTGTATCTTTACTTATTTCAAAATGTTTTATATACCGCTCTTTTTTAACGCACTCTTTTATTCTTTCCATATCATAAAGACTAAGTGCGTTTGCACATAACTGCGCAAGAACGTGAACTTTGTAACCAACCGATTCTTCTCCGCCATAATCATCTAACGCTTTTTGTTTAGCTAACGAACTCCAAAACGGTGAAACGGTCTGCGGAAAATTAACCAGCCAATTGCGTTTATCTTGACTAAGAAAAATCTTACCAGCCGGAGACTCTGCATTAAAATTAGTAATGCCTGCAAATCTTTCTATCGCGCCCTTTTCTGAGGTTGACTGTGAGCGCTTATGCACGACATCTTCTATTTCATATTGATGTTCGTCTTGAACCATCTTTTTGGCATGTATACTTTCCCAGTTACTGCCTGGGCTTCTACTCGAAAGCGCCATGTTAACGCCTTTGGTTTTATGGCCTGATGGTATCGTGACTTCGTATTCTGGATGGCCAACTGCTCGCGCGCCAAAGAGTTTAAAAAATGGGTGAACTCTCAGTACTGAAATGTACGGCTCAAGAATTGTTTTTACGTGAGCTTCATCAAACGCCGAAAAGGCCGTAACCCAGTCATAGCAATTATGCACGGTATCTAACAATAAATCTATCAAAAGCGCCACGAGAGACTTACCGATTTTTCTTCCACAATATACGTAACAACTACCAGCGCCAATTTTTAATTGAAAGTTTTGTTCATCTGAAAGAGCGGGGTCTTCTGGTAATAAATATTCGTAAGAGAGAAACGGTATCTGATATGGCCTAACTTTAAAATAGGTTTTATCGTCGTATTGTTTTAGAGTGTCAAAATTTTCTAACTTTGCTGTGAAAAGCACTTCTGATGCCACCTGAGGATGGCACAGCAACGACATCGCCTCTAAATCATCTGTATAGTCCGATTTTTCAATGAGCATCTGTTACCTGCTGTTTGGCTCTTGACTTTTCATTAAGGTACAATTGATACATACCGTTAACAAAGTCTGTAGAACTACCAAATACTTCAGCGACGGTATCAACTGTAATAACAGATTTTTCTTCAATGCCTCTTAACAAGGTTTCATTGTATAAAGACGTTCCTCTAAAACACCAAAGCTTCTGAATATCGTAATCGTTTAATCTAAGAACTGTGTGAAAATATTCGCCGCAATGAGGACATTTAAGAATAAACTCACCCTTGTGAGTTTCGAAGTATAATTGAAGTTTCTTTTTAAGATTAAGCCAAAACGTTAACCAAGACTCTTGTTTGCGTTCTTTTAGCAATCCAAGGCTATCCTTCATGCTAAGAATCTGTTTTTGAATACCCATTAAGCTTTCGAGTTGTTTACAATCTATGGCTTTTGGGGTTTCTATACTTAATTGATTGATGAGGTTGGTAAGGCGTTTGTGAATGATTTCGAGAGAACAGAGTTGTTTGAGACTTTCTTTATCGCTAGGCGCGGTAAAGTGATAAGCTTCATGATATCGCTTATACAAATCTAAATATGCTTTTTTCTCTTGGTCATTTAAGTTAATGTCTTCTAAAAGTTCTTTTTCTTCAATCTTAGCTACGGCCACTTCTTTGAGTTGTTCGTCAGAAAGGTCTTTAAATTGCTTTAAAACCTTCATTCGAGCCATCTCTTTTGCTAATTTTGTGTCAGAAATCATAGTTTTTGATACTTTTTTAACACATTAACGTATTGAACAAACTCTATCTTACACTCATAGTATACCATATCCAATGTATGGTTGTCAACTATTCCTCTAAATTCTCTGAATAATCCGCTACAATTTCTACTCCACAATTTTCACACACGAACACATATTCCTCGCTTTTCAAGCTCGGAACTAATTTAACCGTGTTCTCAGCCTGACAGTTATCACATTTGATTTTCATAGCTTTCTCCTTTCACACCTCAAGTATACCACACGCGCGTATATCTTGTCAAGTATAATATATAATATATTAATAGTATAATAATATTAATTAAGTATAAACAATAATAGTATTATCATACTAATAATAATATTAATACTATTAAGCTAGAGATTACTACGTAATCTCTAGCGAGAGTAATAATAATCAAAGCATTATTATTACTCTCTAACGTATTATTAATACTACTAGTATAACTACGTAGTGTATTAATAAATAGTAGTATATATCTATTTATGATATAATAGGCCTTATTTTCAATTATGGTGGTGTAAGCGGTATTATTCTCTACTTTCGAGTAATCGTTTAAAAAAGAGGCAATTATGCTTAATTTTGACCTATTGTAGTGCAAAGGTCTGTAGCATTTTTACAAATTAGTAGTTTTTAGCCAATATATGCTTAAAATGACTATTATTGCTCTAGGGGTAGGTACATGACTGTAAAACACCTTACCGTGCTTCGTGCTCTATTTTGGCGATTTAACACCGTGATAGGCCGATTAATACACCGGGAACGACCTACAGTGGTGTATTTTATAAGCCGTATACTGTTATTTTACCAATTTATTATATAGGGGTATAATCATATAATAAGTATTGATTTTATTGACTTTATACTATATTATAATGTATTCTTATACGATTTTTAAGCACTTGACTATTTTTTTTGATATTTTATAAAAAAACTAAAATTAAATTAAATAAAAATCTATTATTTAATAGCTTTTAATTACATAGTATTATAGCATTGTATAGCATTATGTATTTATTACTTTATTGCTTATTGTGTTGATTAGTTTGTATTGTGTTTATTTATTGATTATCTTATGGCTTTTTAATGGTATAGGTTAAATTGTTTTTATAGATTGGTATGCCTGTAAATATTATTAAAATTTACCTTGACGCTTGATCGTTGACGTGGTATATTCAAAGTGAAGGCAGAGATTGATAATAAAAACAAAGTAAAGAAGGCGGTTAAAATGTTAAAACTAACAGAATACAGAGAATTCGCGAAAGCAGGCAAGAGAATAAAAGCGCATATCATAGGTAACATTGCAACAAGTGATTATGTTGTAATAAGTCAACGGTGTAATAAAGCGTATACTCATGGCTTTGATAGTATGCGGTTAGTGTTGAATAGGTTATTGCGTAAAGGTTGGCTAGAAGTTAAATAATAATAGAAGTAAACGAATAAAAAAGTTATGATAAAACTATTGAAAATTGAAAATAATAATCATCACAAAAAAGCGCATTATAAAAATGCGCTATGTATTCATAACGAGTTATTGATCACAAACGCCGAGCAATTAAAAGCGCATTTATTAGATAATCGGGGTGAAGTGTACCAATACATTAAAAGAGTAAAACCTCAAGCGTTGGCAGAGTATGAGAAAATCAAAGGTATAAAATGATTATATCATTGTATAAGTTTATAAATAAAGCTCAGCAAAAAAATAAAGTTTTAGGCTTTATACCTAAACAAGGTATAGAGTATGCAATAACGAAAAATAGAGTTTTAACGATATTGAATATTTTAAAATGGCGGTATAAATGAAAAAAATATTTATAATGGCATTATTGATTTTTTTTAATAGTCAATCGGTTGTAGATAATCAAAACCGTACTAAATGGCTAATAACTGCCTATTGTGTTTGTAAGGTATGTTGCGGTAAAAATGCTCAAGGTATCACCGCAAGCGGTAAACCTGCCAAGGTTGGCATGATAGCCTGTAACGTGTTACCATTTGGCAAAAAAGTACATATTGACGGTTTAGGCTCTTTTATCGTTTGTGATCGAGGTTCAAAGCGGTTATTTAATGGCAAGGCTCATATTGATATATTTATGGCAAGTCACAAACAGGCTCTAGAATTCGGTAAAAAATATTTAACGGTTAGCCTTGACAATTAGATTTTTAAATGGTAAGGTATAGTTAATTATGAAGTACAAAAAAACTAAAGCAATAAACAAGCTCAAGAAAAATCAATGCAAGCGTATTTTTTGCGGTGAGTATGTAAGGCTTGAAAAAGTCAAGCCTATATTGAATTTTTCGATTAAAAATTTTTTTTCAAATTGCCTTGTATTTTTAAATCGCCTATGGTATAAATAGGTGTAAAGTAAAAACGGTGGTTTTTATGAATACCAAAAATTTACAGATTATTATCAAAGGCAAGAGAAAAATAAAAATTGTACCCATCGCCAATCAATTTGCGGTGGTTCAACGCAAAGGCAAATTTTACCTAAATAATACACCACAATCTTGTCGCTTATTGATACACCTTCTTAATCGAGGTTGGCAGTTATAAATAGGCTTGCTATGTTTTTATAGGTTCATTGATAATTAGGCGGTATACAACAAAAGAGGTATCACAATGATTAAGATTATTACAAACGAAAATTTTAGTGCTATTGCAATGACTCAACGGTCAAAAAGCAACAAATTTGCGGCATTGCTGGCGGTTATAACGACAATGAAGGCAGATAAACTTTATGCAGGCAAGAGCATCACCGCAGAGATCAAAGACCTATTACCAGCTTGTGACCATATTCACTACACCGATTACATTAAGGTACGCAAGACAATCGGCGAAAACAACGTCAAGATAGCTGGCAGAGTTGTAGAGAATGGTATCAAGTCAACAAGTAAAATTTCGGTGTTAGCTATTCAGTTATAAACGAATAGCAAGCGAAAAAAAACAATGCTCTTGAGATAGTAAAATCACTATAACCAATAATACCGCCTGATTATCTGTCTTTATCAATAATGACTAAAGCAAGGTATAAAATGATTAAAATATTACAGGAAAATAACGAATACTTTAAAAAACCTCAACCGCCAAAAATCATAAATGGCGTAGAGTATCAAGCTATTGGTGAAACCTCTAATAAAATAGAAAAAACAATCGAACTGCTTAAATGTTGGCGTAATGCACCGATAAAATGCTGGCAAAAGAAAATATGCAAGCGATCATCAAAAAGTAAGCATGAAGTTATGATACAAGCCTTTAATGAGATATACCACAATAAAAACAAGTAAAAACCGCAGATATACCTAGCGTATAATGCAGGTCGTTGGCGGTTTGTAGTAGGTAATACAATCAATAAGGCTCAAGCCTATTTTTTGAGCTTGAGCCTTTGTTTTTATCAAAAAATAGAGTATAAAAGAGTAAAAAAACGAAAATCAGAGTATAAAAAAAGGACAATATGGAAAATTTAAAAATTATTCAGGCAATTTTAGAAAATATAAGATTTTTTAAATCGGATATTGTAATTGTGTTTATAATTTTATTGGCAGTAATTACTTTAAAAATTGGATTATAAAATGAAAACACTAATTAAAAAAGAATTACACAGATTGGCGGATGGCGCGGATATCACAGTACAAAAGAAAAATAATATATATACAGCATACTTAGAAGACTATGGTTTTTTTGCGGAATATGAGATTGTACTAAAAAATAAAAGATTATTTTTAATGTCAATCAAAAGCAAAGAAAAATTTGGTACGGAGTCGCCAGTATATATAAATGAATATTTAAATATATATATATTTACAGAGCAACGAAAGAAAAAATGGTGTAAAAATGCGAATTGAACGGGTAAGAGAATTTTTAAAATGGTTTAAATTGGTATATGAAAATACCGACAACACACTTCAATGGAAAGATGTTGATATTAAATTCACACAATTGGAAACAAGTAAAAAGCATTTATATCAAAAAACCTACCAATACCAACCGCAATGCTATTTTTGTAAAGCTAATATGGACGCTAATGAATTTTATCGCAATAAATCAGGCAAGAATATGGACAATTGGGTAATTCATCACAAAAACCACAACCGAGCAGATAACGGGAAAGATAATTTAGTGCTTGGGCATCGTACTTGCCATTTAAGTTACCACAGACAATTGGAATCAAAAGAATTCAATGAAACACTCAATAACATAGTAAACGCCATTTAAAAAAGAAGACAATATGCGAAAAATAAAAATAACTCAAGAAGGACTATTCGTAAACACAAACGCTATCATAACAGGCGTTTTAATTGGAAGACAATATGAAGTAAAGGTTAACACGGAAGAGTATGGTATTGTTACATTATGGTTAAAAGAAAATGAATTTACAATTATTGACTAATAACGAAAGGGTTGTATGATTATTTTAAAGGATGGTGCAACGGTTACATCGGACAGCAAAGTGTATAAAGTCAAGGGCAATTACAAAGTGATACCAGTTGAGTTTCGGAATAGTGAGTTATTGTTTCAATTCGGTGATGTAAAAGGAACAGCAAGTTATCGCGATATTGAGATTGAAAATAACGATGATAAACAATATGTTCACAGTACGGATTTGTTAGTTGAAAATGTAACAGAATAAATTAAGTAAAAATGAAGGAGAAATAATATGGTAACGAAAAGATTAGTGAAGGCAGAGGAAACAGTTGAACAACTATGGCTTATTGAATTTGACTCAAACACCTGTTGGAGAGATTACTACAAAGCCATTCGGGAACTAACAAGGGAATTCAAAGACCAAGATGTAACAGTAACTAACTCGAAAGAGGGAGTTCTAGTCAGGATTAGAAGGGCGAGAGAACTGAAATGAGACCGGAATATCAAGTGTAAAGTATATAATTATTTGTGATGAAGGAACTTTATATAAAGTTATTAAGTAAACCGAAAGGAAGTTACTATGTTATGGTATAGTGTAATTATTATAGTAAGTATTGCTCTTGGATTATTGTGTGTAAAGTTATTTGATAAATACTATTCGGATGACCTTTTGGCCGGATTATTTTTATTTTTAGGTTATATCTTTTTCGGATTATCAAGTATGATGTTATTGAGATTAGTTATATCATGGTAACACAAAAGGAGACAACATGAGTTCAACGGTTCACACACTAACGGCACAAGCAAAAGTAGATGGATTTAATGCAGGATACGGCAAAGATGTATTAAGATACAAGTTTTGCAAAGATGCGGGGCATTGTGATTTTCAAGTAAAATTGAACGACGGTTGGATGTGTCTTCATAACGGACACTTGAGTAATTATGATGTATTAAAAACGGCATTACAATTACTAAAACAAGAGAAAAAGAGGTAATATGAACGAAATACTTGATTTAATAGCAAACAAAGTAAAAGCCAAATATGGAAACTTCTGTAATACTAAATATTGCCAGAAGTTTAAAGAGAAAAATGGACACTGTCTTAATTCATGTGAAGGATTTAAAGAAGCAAAGACTATGTTTGAGTTGCATATGTTATTAAATGAGGTAATGCACGGAACAAAGACCAAAGAAGATTTAAACGACGCTTTAGCAATATTAGAAGCAAAGGAGGACTAAGTGGAATTAACAATCGATATGTTACTAAGTTTGGCGTTAATAAGTTGCGGAGTTAGCTTGATTAGTTATATATTTTCATGGGGAAATTCATATGTCAAAGCACTGTTTTGCATGGTGGGAAGTATAATATTAGCTGCAATATTAGGATTATTAGCAGTGATATTACTTGCAATATCACTATTTTTATAAAAAGGACTAACCATGACTAAAAAAACATACAAGAAATTAAAAAGGATAGCAGACTATTCGGAAAAGATATTTGCACCACTTAATAAAAAGTATTGTAGTAATTGTATTTGTAATGAAAGATACGGTAACGAAACAATACTTTGGAAAGAGTCAGGTAGAGGATGTTGTGCAAACTGTGCCAGTAATCGTGGATATTTTATAAGCAATGATATTGATAAAAATAAGCAAGTAGAAAAATTAAAAAAGAGATACAATTTTGATAAAGAATATGGATTCTTCGATAATATCAATAAATGTTGTAAACTACCAAGAATAAGACGTTCACACACTTGCTTAGGATTTACATGTAGTGACTTGCGTCACAAAGTAGAAATAGAAAATAAAGTTTTGGCATATGAATTATATCATGCTGGTTTTGGTCATCGAGAAGGTAAATTAGGAAGAAAACTGGCAGATATGATAAAAATAAGACGACAACACAATATTGCAACATAACAAGAAAGGAATACATAATGATAACACCACCATTTACAAGAATAAAAAACAGAAAAAAGCGCATTGAAAGATGCAAAGCCATATGCGACGGATGGTTTGGTAAAAAGTTTATGAGAGAATTTATGAAAAGGAGTTACAATGCTTAAATTAAAAGAACCAAAAATCTATGAAAGAATAATTATCATGGTTGATGGTAAGTGGAAAGATGACGAGAGTGAGTTTGAGAATTGTAAAGTGGTAGTTGGAGATAGTTCAGACGAGGATTACAATGATACTAATTTATTTTATTACTTTGAAACGTGGAAAGAATTTAAAAACGCATTTAATAAAAACAATGACGATGACTTTGTGTTAACTAACGCAACAATAGACGAAGTAATTTAAATAGAAGAGGTATAAAATGATTACAAAAAGAGTAACAATAGCTATCTGGGCCAAGATACCTAAAAGATTAGAAAAAATAATAACCACAGATGTGTTAAATAAACTTATATTAGACCTCTGTACTGAGAATATTGATGGAAAACACGATACATTTGATTTTGAACCTAATCGTGACGATACTTTCAAGGATGAGGAGATAGAATTAAGATGTGAATTATTTGACTCAATTCAAGATAATTAAGCAGATGTTAATAGTTAAACAAAGGAGAGAAATATGAAAGAAGATTTAGAGAAGTTGGTAAAGTATTGTGAAAAATATGGAGAGAACAAAATATTAGAGGTAATGGAAGACGCTTATTGTGACGGCGCACAAGGAGCTTATTTAATAATTTCAACATTACAGAAATTAAATAGACTTGACACAATTATAAAAGAGCAACAAATAAAGGAGTAATTATGAAACAAGAAATTGAAAATATCGACAGAAACATAGCTTTAATGGCAGTGATTGGAAAACTTCTTATAGTATTGGTTATTTGTATTCTAATTATAGTAGAACTTGTAAAATAATAGTAATATGGGAACGTAGCTCAGTGGGTTAGAGCGGCAAACTCATAATTTGCGGGTCGTTGGTTCGATACCAACCGTTCCTACTGCATTTATAATAATAAAGGAGACCAATATGATTATATTTAATGATAACGATAAAGTGAATTTTGTAGATGATAATAACGTATTTGTCGGATACAGTATGAGTAGAAACTGTTGTGAAACCTTTGGATGGTTTATATCTAAGCAAAAGTGTGTTGAAAAACAAGAGAATACCGATAATACCACATTAAAAGTTAATTTTAAATATAAAAAATATACTTTCAATAAAAAATCTTTTGTAAGAGTAGGCAAAGATAATAACAATATGGTTATTTTTCAACTTAAATGTAAAGGGAAACCATCATTATATTTACATTTATATAACTATCACAACGGATACTATGCTCACGGGTTTGAAATGCAAATAAATAATGTAGTTTTTCATAGAGATAGTATATAAAACAAAGAACTAATATGCAACGTTATAACAAACAAGTATATTGGCCGGATGATTCTAATATGAAATTAGAATTATTTAATAATAATCTGAAAATAAAGTTAGCATGTATATCTATATCTAATCACGCATTTGAAAGAATAAAAGAAAAATGTCCTTTGATAGGTGAATATAATGTAATTAAATGGATATATAAACAGACTTTAAAGGCAAAAGATATTATTGAATACTATGAAGACAATGGTGAAGTTATAAGAGCAGTATATAAAATACCTTATAATATGAGATTAAACATGGCATTAGTGGTGGATAAAGATTATCATATAGTAACGCTTTATTTCAACAATAAATACGATAATCACGCAACATTAAATAAAGACCTATATGAAAAGAAATAATAATGTACACGTTTAAAGTGGGTGATATTGTAAGATTAAAGACAATAGAGGAAGAACCTCGTAACACCGACCTTTTTATATTGACAGCGTCGGATAGAACAAGACTTCGTGAAGCAAAAACATTGACAGTGAAAAGAGAGCATACGACCGACGGTATACAAAAACTTGAATTTTATGAGGTGTCAGGCACGAGCTCATGGTATGCGTGGAGATTTGAATTAGTCAAACGACCAAGGAAGAGAACGCCACCAATCAAACGAAAAGGCTACGCATTGTGGATTCATAATATCGAATGTGAGAGAAAGAAAGGACGTAAACATGCCAACTAATATAATATCGAACAAATCAACTGCTCGCGCAAAGCAAGTAGGGGTTACTGTTCATCAAAACAACATGGTTGGAGTATTTTTAGACCAACAAGACTATTTTCTGTCAAAGAATAATGACATGAAGAGCATCGTGGATGCTCAATTTGAAACGATACAAAACCAAGATTGGAATTTAAATCATGGCTGGAAACCAACACCATGCTTTCATAAAATGAATTATGAACATATCAACACACTCTACATGGGAATCGAATTAGAAACAGAATATGATGAGGAATATGTTTCTAATTCATTAATTAGTATTAAAAGGTATTTAAAAGCACAAAAACAAGAAATACTATTTTACGCTAAGGAAGACTGTACTTTGACAAATGGGATTGAATGGGTAAGTCAACCAATGACATTAGAGTTTATTAAGTATAATAATATGAAACAATTTTTACACCAAATAGAACTTGCAAATGGAGAAGTGTCTAGTAATTGTGGAATGCATGTGCATATCAATAGTAATTTCTTGGGCGAACAGAATATTCATAAAATGAAGTTATTTTTCGCAAATAATAGTGGAGAATTATATAAGTTTTCAAAACGAAGGTCATCGAATTGGTGTTTAGCCGTTGACTGGACAGTAAAAGACTATACAAGTAAACGTGGGTATTATGATTGTTCAAGACGAGCAATATCAGTATCGAAAAATACCACGGAAATAAGAATATTTAGTGGTACATTAGATTATAAGCAGTTTATGGCTAATTTAGAGTTAGTGGATAGCATAGCTCACTTCGTAATAGAGCATAGTGCATTGAGTTTGAAGTGGAATACATTTAAACAGTGGGTAGTACAACAAAACAGATATAATTGGTTAGTAGAAAATTTAAAAGAGGTGAAATTATGACATATAAAGTTGGAGACCTTATTAGAGTAGTAAAAATACGAGAGGGCTCGGCCGAGAATGTATGTGCCTTAGAAGGCGCAACCGGGTTACGAGTAACACATAGTATCGGTGGAGGAGTTTATGTAACAAAGGAAGCAGGCTCTATAGTACCTATCAATGCGATATGTTGGACGGCGGGCTTGTTATTATTTGATAATGAAATTGAATTAGTCAAACGACCAAGGAAGAGAACGCCACCAATCAAACGAAAAGGCTACGCTTTCTGGATACACAATATCGAACATAAATCAAAGAAAGGGATTAAATAATGTGTATTATCATTGGTAAAGTATCAGGAGTTAAATTTCCTAAAGATGAGTATTTAAAAACATCAGAGTCACATAATAGTGATGGGATTGGTATTGCATATCATAAGTTTGGAACAGATAAAGTTATAATTAAGAAAGATTTTAAAGACGTAAATGATTTAATTAAGTTTCAAAATGAAAATCTGAAAGAAGAGGATTCGGTCTTATATCATTTTAGATTTGCAACTCACGGATTAAAAGACGAAGGCAATAGACATCCTTTTCCAGCATCAAAGGATGAAAATCTGTTACGCTCTGTAAATCTGGAAACGAATTTGGCCATAGCTCATAACGGAGTGTTATCTGAATATTCTGATAAAAAGAATAAACTGAGTGACACACAGTTATTTATTGGGGAAATAATGAGCGATGAGGTTATTATAAACAATATTAATAACGAGGTCATCTTGAGTTTAATTGCGGAAAGAGTATCGCCAAGTAGGCTGGCTATTATGCAAAAGAACGGAGACATTATATTCTTAAACACCTTTACAGAAGAAGACGGATGCCTGTATTCAAATACAAATTATAAAACGCCTAAATTTAATTACTTAAATACCAACTATTCAAGCGGTTGGTCGTATCAGGGTGAATATGGTGCATATGGACACGGCTATGGATTACCAAGTACATTAGATGCGCAGGACGCTAAGGCAATAAAAGCCTTAAATAATAAATCATATGCAAATATTGTTAAATCAACGGCGTATAAAGCAAAGTGTGATGATTGTGCAAAAGAACAACATGTAATGGACGTAGAGAGTGGTGATGTTATATTAAAATTGTGTAAGAAGTGTAGAAAGAGATTTAGAAAAGATGAGAAGGAACGAAACTTGACAGATAAACCGCCAACTCAGGACAGTGAGATGTATTATTGCGCATCGTGTCAAACATATTATCCAAAAAAAGGAATGATATCGATAACACAGGGAATATATAGTTGTGAAGCGTGTTTTACATCGTTAACATTAGAATAAAAAGGAGCCAATATGAACAAGAAAGTATGTCGTAATTGTAAAGCGGATACTGGCGAACTTGACATATACGATGAGGTAGTTCTTTGCAACGACTGTGTCAAAAAATACGTCGGAATATGTGAAACTTGCGGACAAAAACACCTTAAAAATCACCTAACCTCATCTATGCAAAAAGAATATTGTCAGGAGTGTTTTAATAAGGTTGCAACGTATTGCAGGTGTTGTGATAAACGAGTATTGAAAGAAGATATTGTAGAGGATGAGTTTGATAGTCAAAAAGTATGTAAATCATGTTATAAAAAACAATCAATAATCAGACGATATGATTTTAAACCGCCGGAATTAGAATTTCATAAGACTAACTCAGATACGGATGAAAATCTATTACATATGGGATTTGAGTTAGAGGTTGAACCTAATCAACCAGACTATACCGCAGCGGAGATGTTACAAGTTTATCTGAAAAAACACAATCTATATAAATCTCACTATTATATGAAACATGATGGTAGTTTGCGTGGATTTGAGATAGTAAGTCAACCAATGACACTGAGATGCTTGCATCAGAAGGCAAAATTAAGTCAGATACTCAAGTTCATGCAAGAGAAGGGGTTTACTTCTTTCTTAGGAGGTAAGTGCGGATTTCACGTTCATGTGAGTAGAAAGTTTTTTAGTTCAGAAGAAGTCGATAACGGAGACTTACAGTTAAAAAAGTTGAGATTGTTTGTAATAACTAATAAACAATATATTAGAAGATTGTCCAGACGATATGGAATTGGTGAAGATAGATACTTTCGTTATGAAGATTGTGATTCAAAAGAAATCATTAAAGGACGTTCAAACACAAATCGATATTCAGCGTTAAATATATCGTTTCGTGGACAACAAACAGTTGAGTTTAGAATGTTTAGAGGTACGTTAAATTACAATAGAATATTAGCAACTTTACAATTTGTGGAGGCCGTTTGCTATTATACAGCAGCAGAATCAACAGGAATAACATCATTAATCAAAGATAAGAGTTGGGAAAACTTTATTGATTGGTGTAAACAGGTAGAGAGATACAGTCATTTTGTAAGATACTGGGAAACAGAGGGTAAGAAAACACATTTACGAGCACCAACTGATAATGATAAAGAAGATGATATAGAAAAGAAGACAGCTAATTTAACTTGGAGAAGTGAAGTAGAATACCTTGAAAAGATGTATGGAAAAGACCATCACAATGTTAGAGCAATGAGAGAATTGGTATAACCGTGGAGGCACAAATGCAAACAATAAAAACCACAATATTTGACACTCTACTAACAATGTTGGAAACGGCCGCATTAAAAGAGTTTGATACTCTTAAAATAAACTACTCAAAAAATGGATACGAAAAGGAACTAAAAGATAACTACGTTAAGCACAGAAAACACGCAATGCTCAAAGAAATCATAATGGCAATACGTAAGAAATGTGGAATAGTATGCGACACCGCAAGAAAATGCTATACGGAGTGGTTAGATATTATATCAAAAGATACACCGTTAGTTGTACATAATAAAACTTGTATAGAATGTAATAGGACGTTTCATATGATACACGACGATTATATGAAGATATTATTATCTGATAGTTGGATTAAAAGTCACGAATTTATTTGTGAAGATTGTAAATAAAAGGAACTAACATGAATGAGTTTAAAGTAGGTGATGTGGTAAGATTGAAGACGATAGCGGAAGAACCCAGTAATATAGATATTTTTAACAGCGACTCTCTTCATGATAAAGAATTGGTAAAATGCACAAAAGTAACGGTTACATGTTGCCATTGCGGGATACTTCGTGTTTGTAATACTTCTGAGACATTGGAGTATGGGTGGTATGATTGGAGATTTACATTAGTAAAACCTAAACGCAAATCACCAATCAAACGAAAAAACTATGCACTGTGGATTCACAACATTGAGAAAAAAAGAAAGGCTCACCAATGAAAACAGGATTCTTACAGTCATTATTAAAAGACGTTAATAGTCAAACAGATTCGGAATCACCAATGTCAACAGCAACACAGTTAGTCAATCATTATTTTAATAAAATATATAGCAACACCGCGGAGTGTGACTATATCTTAGGAAAGAAAATGACTCTAGTATGTATTGACTTGTTAACATGGTTGAATTCAAGCAAGGATTATACTAAGTCAAAGTTATCATTTAGCTGGAAAGATAGTATTAAGAACGCAGATAAAAAATTAATACCATTAAAGAAGAAATTGTTTCATGGTTGGCTTACGGGTAAATTTAGTAAGTGGGAAAAAACTTTCTCTGAGAAACAGAATAAAAGCATAAGCGATAAAGAGTGTTTGAATATTATATCACGATATAAGACTTTTAAAATAAGTGATTTAAATAATGTAAAAAAGGAGTTAGGCTTATGAATGAAAAAAAGAAAGAAATTACTTGCAAACCACAGCAGGTATATATAGTGATGTTAGACAATTATTGTGAAGGGTGTGGAGATACTTGTAACTGTCATGATAATTATCCGGGCGATGCATATGTAGCGTTTTTTGATAAAGACAAAGCAGAAACCGAGGCTAAAAGTTGGGGTGGATTTATAAAAGAAGTGGAGGTTCGAAAATGAGTAATTTTAAAGTAGGTGATATTGTGTTAGTGAACGGAGACCAAGTCGCAAGAGACTGGATGATACGTCACTCATTAGACTCAAACACTTGTAAATATGTTATCAACAGTGTCTCAGAGTCTGAAGACTATAGAGTGTGTCATATGGATGGAACATTCCTATGCTGGGCTGCCTCGTCACACCTAACACTGTTTAGAAAAAAGAAAACAACACCACTCAAACGTAAAGGCTACGCATTGTGGATACACAATATCGAATGTAAATCAAAGAGAGGAGTTAAATGAGTATTTTCATTCACCACACATTAAAGTCTGATACGGGGCCAAAGTTAGCAAAGGTACTACATAATGGCAAGAACGGATTTACATTAGACAGCGCAGAAGATAATTTTATTGTGAATTATGGACGGCGAGATAGCTCTTTAGCTAAACTGAACACAAATATTGTATCAAATAAACTCGACCAATTAAAAATAATGCAACGCAATAACGTAAGTGTACCGGAGTGGTTTGAAATGACGGATATTAATAATCTGAGACCGTCTTATTTTCCGTTAATAGCGCGAAAATATCATCACACACAAGGAAGAGATGCAATATTTTTGCGTGCACCTGTATCGTTGAGAAAACGATGGAATAGAGTAACAAGAAAACGCGATTACTTTATTAAATATATTGCCAAATCAGAAGAGTATAGAGTGCATGTATTAGGCGACACTATTGCTGGAATAAGTAAGAAGATTAAATACTCAACAGTAATGAGAGATAGTGATGACGAGGATGACGCGGCTCATCAGTATATACCAACAACAGCACATCCTCATATCTGGAGTAGGTTACGAGGTTGGATTCAAGTTGACTATGACGGTACAGAGACAGAGAGTTTGAAGGAATTGGCAGTTAGAGCGTGTAAAGCATTGCGATATGACTTTGGGGCAGTAGATATCATTAAAGATTTAAATGGTAAACTATATGTATTGGAGATTAATAGTGCACCGAGATTAAATTTACGCAGACGCAGATTATATTGTAAATACTTTAGAGAGAAACAGAAAGCATTTTTGGAAGGGAGTCGCCATGAGTAAATTCAAATCGGGTGACAGAGTAAGAGTGCGCGAGAACTATGAGGTCTCAGAATTGGTAGAATTAGAAGGAGTTATACTAGACAACAATCACTCTAATTCGTCGAAGAGATACATAGTGTCTTTTGAAAATATCATTTCGGAAATATCAGAGGAGATACGACACAAATATTTACATAGCTGCAGCGGAAGCTTACCAGTCAGAACAGGAAGATTTTTCTCTTCTGATGAAATTGAATTAGTCAAACGACCAAGGAAGAGAACGCCTGTAATTAAGCGTAAAGGTTATGCATTGTGGATACACAACATTGAAAGAAAACGTAAATAAAGGATATTATGGCAATATTATTTTGGTTAGTGTTACTTATTATTTTCGGGGTGATTTATTTTTTAACAAAAGATAAAGAAGTAACGAATAGATTACCTGAGATTTGGGATACAAAAGTGTCGTCGTCTGATTTACTACACATCGTAATATCGGAGCCAAAGATTAATGAAAATTCTTTAGTAAAAGTATCACCAACCACTAAAACAATGTTTAGACCGCAAACATTGACCGAGTACATTGGACAAGCAAGAGCTAAAGAATTAATCAAATTAAATATAGAGAAGATAACAAGATTTAAGCCAATACATATTTTCTTGTCAGGAGATAAAGGCCACGGAAAGACAACACTTGCAAATATTATTGCCAATATGTTACACGCGCAGTTTATTCAACGGATTGGGTCTCAAATGACTGATGTTGATGATGTGATAGAGGTATTAAATTTAATAAATACCTCAGAAGAGCTTTGGACAGTATTATTTTTAGATGAAATTCATACAATGAAATGTAAACCAGAATTGTTTTATACGATAATGGAAGACTTTAAACTGGCCGGACAAGCTATCAAGCCTTTTACTTTAATAGGGGCAACAACTGAAAAGAATGTATTTGCCGGGAAGTATGAACCATTTCTGGACAGGTTTCAATGTATTGAATTAGAACCTTATAAAAATGAAGATATTGTAGCGATATTATCACAATATAAAAGACAAATGTGGAATAGTTTACCAGATAACGCAGAGCATTTGAGAATTATATCTGAAAACTGTAAACGAACACCGAGAATCGCCATCACACTGCTGGAAGATACATTAGTTGTCAACGATATTACCAAGATATTAAAGTATCACGATATAGTTATCAATGGATTAACGAGTAAAGACATACAACTGTTGAGACTGTTGCGAGATATAAACAAACCCGTAGGAGAGGACGCATTATCACAAGCAATTGGTATCAATAAAAAAGATTATAAAACATTACATGAACCTTATTTAGCGAAAGAGCAATATATAATTAGAACTGGAAAAGGCAGAATAATTACGGCAAAAGGGTTAGCATTATTAGCAACACTATAAGAAAGGTACTATATGAGTAAGTTTAAAGTAGGTGATATTGTGTTAGTGAACGGAAACCAAGTCGCAAGAGACTGTATGAAATCAGTCTCATTAGACTCGGATACTTGCCCATGCATCATCGTCAGCACCATAGATAGATTCTATAACGTGTATCGCATGAACGGAACCTACCTTGGTACGGTAGATGATGGATACCTTACTTTTTATAAAAAGAGAATACCATTCAATGGTAAAGACCGCGCTCTTAAAATACACAATATCGAACGCAAAAGAAAGAGATAATATGAATAAATATATTTTTATTTGGTGGAAATTCGTAAAGAACAAAGATGAAGTTTATAAGAACGAGACAATAGAAGAAACTTATTCATTTGGATATGGTGTTAAGTGTAAGTGTTTATTTCAAGCAAAAGATAATGACAGAGCTATTAGTTTTGGACACACGTTAGCACAAGAACACGACGCAACAATATACTCAATTCATCAAGTGTTGAATTTTGGAAAGGCACAAACACTCTACACAACGGAGGCTAAAAATGCCATCTAATGATACCTCATCTGATACGCCACGAAACCAGTGCACTTTAATATGGACGCAATTGATAGTATTGGTTTAGATGCATCAAGAAATACAATGCCTAAAAAACAAAGTAAACCAAAACGTAAGAATTACGCTTTATGGATTCATAATATAGAGAAAGGAATGAAATGAAAAAATATAAAGTAATTGATTGTCAGTGCGATAGTTACTTTTGGGAAGGACATAAATTTAAATCAAAAGAAGAAATTGTTGACGCTTTAGCAAGTTATCACGATGTTGACTTTCTGGAGGCGTTTGAAGATGACGATGAGCAAGCACCAAATGATATATATGATTTTCTTGATAAGTTTTTAACAACACAACTTAAATTAGATTTTTTATTAGACCATGGAACCTGGGAAATTGAGGAGGTAGAATATGAAAAAGTTTAAAGTAACTTTCGTTGAAGAAATTGAATGTGAGGACGAAGAACAAGCATATGATATTTTATTAGAAATATTAAATGAGACTGTTAAAGCAGAAGATGTTACTGCATTTAATTTTAAAGAAATAAAAACAAAAAAGAGGTTAGTATGAAGTATAAACCATACAACACAATCGAAATTCATGATGACAAAAGAGCGCGATTACTAAAATATGATGATTATAGTATAAGAATTAAGGGAATAGTTTACGAAGTATCAGTATGTAGAGATACTCATGAACTGTTTATTAATAAAGATGAAAACCAAGGAGACTAGATGAAAGTATTAAATTTTGAAAACGAACTACATGTTAAAAGTTGGTGTGATAATATCGAAGATTCGGCATTAAAGCAAATAGAAAACCTATCTAAATTGCCATTTGCATATCATCATATAGCTATCATGCCAGACTGTCACAGTGGATACGGTATGCCGATTGGCGGAGTGTTAGCAACTAAAGACGTGGTAATACCAAACGCTGTTGGAGTCGATATTGGTTGCGGAATGTGCGCTGTAAAAACATCGTTACAAGCAAGCTCTTTAAATAAAGAATTACTTAAAGAAATTATGAGAAAGATAAGAGAGGCTGTGCCTGTAGGAAAGAGACATCATAAAGACAAGCAAGATGAACGTCTAATGCCTACTAAGAGTGAATATGAAATGAAAAAAATAGTATCAGAGGAGTATCAATCAGCCTTACATCAATTAGGTACTCTCGGAGGCGGTAATCATTTTATTGAGCTACAAAAAGATACATATGGTAATGTTTGGATTATGATTCATTCAGGTAGTCGTAATCTTGGATACAAGGTGGCTAATTATTACAATGATTTAGCGGTCTCGTTAAACGAGAAGTGGCAAAGTAAAGTATTTAAAGAATGGGAACTGGCCTTTCTACCGTTAGATTCTCAAGAAGGAAAGAATTATCTAGATGAAATGCAGTATTGTGTTGACTTTGCATTGGCTAATCGTCAATTGATGATGAACAGAATATTAAAATGTATTGACGATACTCTTGTTGAAAATATAGAAGGAACTAATTGTTGGACACATGAACCTATTATAAACATCGCTCATAACTACGCAATATGGGAAAACCATTTTGGCAAGAATGTTATTGTTCATCGCAAAGGAGCGACGTTGGCAAGAGAAAATACACTAGGTATAATTCCGGGTAGTCAAGGCAGTAAGAGTTATATTGTACAAGGGTTAGGCAACTCAGATAGCTTTCAGTCATGTTCTCATGGTGCGGGTAGAAAGATGAGTAGAACAAAGGCAGAGAATGAACTCAATCTTGAAGAAGAAATTAAGAAATTAGATGACCAGGGAATTGTTCATGGTATTAGAACGAAGAAAGATTTAGATGAAGCCACTGGAGCATATAAAAATATAGATGAAGTTATGGAAAGTCAAAAAGACTTGGTTAAGATATTGGTTGAATTAACTCCATTGGCAGTGATTAAAGGAGATTAAATGATATTACAAGATGAGCTGAAAAAGTTTAAAGAGAATTTAATCTTACAGGGAAAGTCACCAGACTACTGGTCTAGAATTAGAGAACTGTTATATGTTCTGGAAGCATTTGACGATGAACATATCACTAAATTTCTTATGAATATGATACAGAACAAAACTCACAGCACCGCAACAATAAATCAATACATAGTTTCTATCAATGCGTTTGCAAGTTTTATTAATATACCGATTAAATTAATTAAGCCACTAAAAGTCACCAACAAAATGCCAATATACATGACACTGGAATTCTTTGAGAATGAATTTATGCCAACAGTAGAGACAGTATTTGAGAGTAATAAATATAAATATCGAGCGTTATTTTATTTCTGGTTTTATACGGGTATGCGAGGTAGAGATATTGCAAATGTAGAAAGAGCGAATATTAATCTAGAAACGTGCGAAGTAAAATTTCTCAATAAGAAATCGAAGATGGAGCAGATGGCTTTCTTCCCAAAGAAAATAGTACCGACATTGAAAGATTATTTTGATAGAGAGGTCGAGAGAAAAGGAGCGTTTAATATCGGCCTAAGCGGAATTAATCGCAGTATTAGAGTATTGAAACCTCACTTTACAACAATGAGTTTACATGCGCATATATTTAGACACTCGTTTGCTACTCATTGGATACGTAGTGGCGGAGACATTCGCATATTACAGTTATTACTTGGTCATAAGAATATACAAACAACATTGAAATACCCAATATGTAATACTGAAATGATGAGTAAAGCCTACAGTGATAAGATTAAATAAAGGAGCCATTATGACAAAAGTATGTTGTGCGTATACTGATTGTAAAAACAATAGAAAAACGAACGAAGGATATTTTTGTTCTTTAAAAGCAATAAACATAATATATGTTGCTCTGCATGATGATACAGACGGTAGATGTGTTTGTGATATGTATGAGTGTAGGAAAGGTTATTGTGCAAGTAAAGAAATGAGGCAATATGATTAAACAAATATTAAATACTGAAGGGTATGGCCGAGAAATTGATTTATTAGCGCGATTAGAGGTAAGATTAGCCGACCGTGGAATACTAAGTTCTAGTAATTTTGATTTTGAGCAAAACACATTAGTAAGAATAGATAATATATTCTTGCAGATATACGAATCTGACAAAGAGTGTACGTTAGAAGAGGCTAAGCTCGGATTTTTCTCAGAGTTGTACGGTTCTTTGAGCGTTGTTGGTCAATCATTTGGCTATTCAGAATATACAATCAATGAATTCAACTTGTCAACTGCGAGGTTAGGCGGTCACAATATTCAAGATATTATAAACAATAAAAAAGATAAATATTTACATGTTATTATATCACAAGTAAAGCTATAAACCATTATGAACATATTCGATTACGGTAAATATCGATTAGGGTTGACAGATGACGAGATAAAGTGCTATATTCAAAGTAGAGCACAGGCACACACATCAAATAAATTGTCAATATCTGATTGTGATTATTTATATTCATTGTTATTAGAACTCGGAACATTCACTAAAGTATATGAAGTAGATAAACAATTAGTTATTGATAGATGGGAAATATTAAACACACTAGACACTTTTTTACCAGAAACACCGGAGTAAACCATGCTTAGTAAAATATATCATTCACTGTTGTATATCACAAATAACGAGACAGAATCAAAGGATGAGGTATTGTTTGATATTATAGGCTTTATTGTTTCAACCATAGCTGTAATTGCTGGAACATATTTGTTTATTAAAGCTGACGAGAAACAATGGATGTTTGTATTGTGGATTGAATATCTGTGGTACTTAGATAATATGCGCAATAATAGAATTGACCTGTCAAAACCAAAGAAAAGGAGAAACAAATAATGAATAAGATAGAAAAACAAATTATAGATTTATTGGCATCTGCTTACAATAATTTTATTAAACTTGAAGTTCAACATCCAAGTGAATTAAAAGATTTTTCTGATGGAATACATTTATGTCAATATATTATCGCTACGCGGCTTGCAAGAGAAAAATATGAACACGTATTTCCCATTAAAAGGTGACCAAGCGAAAGGATAGGGGATGTCAAATAAATTACCATATAAAATCAACGGTCAGGAGGGCGAATATACCTTGCACGATGGAGACATTGTTTTAGTGCACGCCAAAGGCTTAAACGTAATATCGGCATCAATAAGAATCTTAACCAAGAGTTATTGGAATCATGTTGGTGTTTATTTTCGTTCGTATCCCTGGGCAGAAGAACAAGTAGTAGAAGCTTTAGGAACTGTAATCGTTAATGATTTTAGTAAGTATTTAGATTATAGTAATTTTGATGTTAAAGTAGTGAGAATTAACGCTAAGTATTTTAAAGATGAATATGAACGAGAACAAAAGATTAATACTTTTTTACAGAATATGTATAGTTTAGTTGGTAAACGATATGATGGAGTTGCAATTGTTTGGTTGGGAATTAAATGCATAACCAAGAATATACTAAGACCACTGTGGAAATTAATGTGTAAAACAAATAATTGGCTAGATTCAAAGGAACGATTCTTTTGTAGTGAAGCTGTGTGTGCAAGCGCAGAAGGACTCAGCACTGTTAAGCCGTGTTTGTTTCAGGGTGAGAATGACAAACAAGCTTATTGTAATAATGTCACACCCAAGGATATTGGTAAGGCTGATTCGGTAGATTTTGTTTGGTCTAATATCTCTAATGGAAAAGAACTACTCTAATTATGCTAATAACAATAAATAAAACAAAAATCGTAGAACCAGACACATCAGAAGTAGTTATCAAGTATGGGATTCTCGGTAAAGAGTTTAATCTAATATCTGGCTCAGTAGACCTCCCAGATAAAGGATTGGTTGTGTTAGAAGGTATATCTGGCAGTGGAAAGACGGTATGTTTACGCGAAATAGCTCAAACTCTTAATCAATGTATTATAAAGATACATCAGAATGGCTCAAATTACGAGGGAAATACCTCTAAATTGAAAGATTACATCGAGGGTAGAGTACCTTACTCTTTACTAGCTTCTTGCGGTTTAAGCGATATTGTGACGCTATTAACACCTATACAGTATTTGAGTGATGGACAGAAGTATAGATTGTGTTTAGCAGAGACTATTAATATATTGGGTAATGCGCCGTTAATTATTGATGAATTTTGCAATCAGTTAGATGAAATATCAACAATAGGCATATTGAAATTAATTCGTAGACTGGCAAATGACAGGTTGATAGTTGTGGCAACCGCCAGACCGTATGGATTACAGTACGTTAAATGCGACAAACTGTATAGAATTAAGGCTGGGAAAATAATTGAACGCACAGTTAATAATATCTCATTGACAGATGACATTACGTGGTATCGAGGTAATAAGAAAGATTGGGAATATTTTAGTCAGTGGCATTATCGTAGTGGTTCGGCTGGGTTAGCTAACAATATTTTAGTCTTTAAATATAAAAACGATTATGAGGTTGGATGTATTATTGGCGGTCAACCATACTTAGATATTTCATGTAGAAACAAATTGTATCCACATTACAAAAAGAACGGAGTAGTAGTTAATCAGGATATTTACCAGATACACCGCATTGTAATATCGCCTGAATTTAGAGGACTCGGCCTCAGTAAATTAATGTTTGATAAAATGCACGAATTATATTACGCACCTAAGAATAAGAAAATGGTGGAGTTGATTACGAGTTTAGATGAATACATACCATTTGCAAAGAAGGCTGGTTTTACCTTAGGCGGAGAGTTACCACCAAACCCAGTAAGAGAAAGGTTATTAAAATTAAACTTTGACTTTACGAGATTTACACAAGATGAATATGTTAAACAATTTGTACTAGATAATGAAACAACGTTGACAAAAGCGGTGATAGCTAGTTATAATCGAGGTATGAGCGGAGATTTTAAACCAACACTAGAGGAGGTTGTATTTAACGTACAAAGAATGTGTAATGTAAAGACTTCGTACTACTACAAACGATTTGATTGACAGACGACCACTCAATGTGGTATAACCAAGGTGAGGTGAAACAATGTTAACGCCAAGACAGTTTACTAAGATTATTCATGACATTAAAAGAATTGGAGAAACACTAACATTAGTCACCGATGAACAAGACTTATCACCGAAAGTAAAGAAAATGTTAAAGTTGTTAGTTGATGAGATTGATTGTTTACACGAAGATTTAATAGATGTAAAAGGAGAGAGCTCAGATGAAACTAAATAAGGGGAAATACTCTCAGTTAATTGTTGAACCAACTAATCAACAAGAAATAATGTTGTTATTCAGAACGAATGGTAGTCAAGAAGTGAGACTAATAAATACTGAAAGTAAAACGCTAAAAGACATTCAAAGATTGGTAGGCACTTTTGTTATTAAAAACTGTTTAAATATACAACTAGAAGGGAGTAACAATGCCGTACATCAGTCAGACGAGACGAACGAACCTAGACCAAGCGCTGAACCAAATACAGAAACTAGAGAATAAAGGAGACCTTGAATATTGTATCTTTAAACTAATGGTTACATACATGAAAGATAAAGAATATCGTTATAGTACGTTACACGATACTGTATATGCGGCAACTCACTGTGGAGATGAATTTCGTCGTAGGTTTTTAGACGCACGAGAAAACACAGCAATCAAAGAGAACGGAGACGTGTTATGAAAAAGAAAAGCACAAAAAAGAAGAGACTGGTTGCTTGCATTGACTGGAATCATTTCAGTGTAACAAGTAATTTATTGCCAGCGAGATACATCTTTTTACATGATGTGATTGAACCAGAGTTAGCAAGCAACGTAATGAAACAGTTAATCTTTGTGGACAGGCTCAATGACGCAGAAAAAGTAAAACTGCCTATCAACATGTGGATTAACTCACCGGGCGGAAGTGTGTCAGATGGTTTAATGTTAATTGATACGATTCAGAGTGTAACATCTAATGTTAATACTATTGTAAACGGAGAAGCTTGCTCAATGGCTTGTATTTTAGCAATATGCGGAGACCAAAGATACGCCACAAAGAATAGTATCTTTATGTTACATGATATTGCAGGTGGTATTGATGGCGGAGACTATACTAATAAGACAGCGGACAGAGTTGAGTTTTGGATGAAGAACAGAGAGCAGTTATGGAATTTAGTCGCCTCTAAAACAAAGTTATCTGCAACTGACTTAGATAAGGCCAGACACGGAGAGTTGTGGTTAACCGCTAACGAGGCTTTGGCCAAAGGATTAATAGACCATATTATTTAAAGAAAGAAGACTTATGAAAGATATAATAAAAGCATTAGCATCCCTAGTAATATTTTTTAGTTGCTCATTATTCGCAATCGCCGACACAGTAAAGCCTACCAAGAGTGCAGATGAAAAAGAATTGGCAACCTTTCATTGGATGGTTGAATTGAAAGACGGCGAGGTTATCGACGATATACGTGTTCAAGAAATAGTAGTTAATGACAGCGTGATAATGTTAGGACGCGAAGAAGTATCGGGAATAGTATTAACAACAATTTATTATTACGCTATTTCTATAGATAATTTTAAAAAGGCTAGACGAATAAACAGTTAACATTATTTAAGGAGACTAAATATGAAGAAAGTATATTGTTGCAACTGTAAATACTACACCTTGTGGACTATAGATTGTTTACATAAAACTAATGCAGATTTATATAGAGATAATGTAACGGGCGAAACGAGATATCGAATTTGGGAATTTCCATCTAGTCTGAATTCAAACGGCGAATGTAAAAATTATGAACGTAAGTGGTGGAAATTTTGGGTGAAATAATATGATTAAAACTATCATTATATGTGATTCATGTGGTAAAACAGAGGATATGAATTTCAGTTATAGAAAAAAATGGCCATATGAAAATGAGAAAGCTACGTTCTGTACAGAGAATTGTTTATTAAATGCTCTTACACAAAGACTTGTAGAAGAAGACGCAATACGAGAAAATGTAGAAGAGGTATAATATGTACTTAGATTTACACAGTTGCGGATGGCCGTGGCATACAATGTTAAACTTAGATATTACATTTCAGTTAATATTTATAGCTATTGTGATTTTTTATGTAAGACGTATATTAAAAAAAATAAAACCAAGAGAAAGATTTGACGAAATATTAGAAGATACAATGCCAGATTGGTATAAGAAAATTAAAAAGGGAAGCAAATGAAGAAAGAATTAGAACAAGTATTATTTACACGTTATCCAAAATTATTTTGTCAACACAATAAATCAATGACAGAAACCTCAATGTGTTGGGGAATTCAATGCGAAGATGGATGGTTTGATTTAATTAATAGTATGTGTAGAATGTTACAGTTTCATATAGATAATAATGGTCATAAACAAATAGAATTTACTACTATTAAAGAAAAATTTGGAACACTATCTGTATATCATCAAGGTGCAGATAATTACCTAGAAGGTGTTATTGCTATGGTCGAAAACATGAGTTATAATGTGTGTGAACAATGCGGAACATGGGATGAAACTGTTGCAAACAAACGTACCAATGGACGGTATCAAATATTGTGTAAATCTTGTCACAATAAAAAAGGAGAATAGTGTGAAAAAGAAATTAAGTGTGCAAGCAATAGAGTGTTTAGTTTGTGGTGATACCGTGTATAGTCGAGCAACTCACGATTATCGTAAATGCACATGCGGTCGAGTAGCTATTGATGGAGGAAGAGACTACACAAGGGTGTTATATGAAAGAGAGGTTAACGGTGTAGTAAAAGCGAAATCAAAAATTCTTAAACTGAATGTTACAGAAAAAGAATTGTATGATGATTGGAACCAACGTATCGATAAATATGGTATCGTAAACGAAAGTGTATAATATGGATGGTAGAATAAAATATACAACTTATCTGGCAGGCGGTATTGAACACACCGATGAACATGGCATGAAGACGTGGAGAGAACAGGTCAAGGAGAAACTTGCATCTAAAGACCTACTGGTCTACGACCCTATCACGCAAGAAGCTAGTAAGGTTGGATTACCTCCTGGGGAGCACATTCGTCAGATAGCTGGATGGAAACGTGCAGGTTTATATGAGAAGTTTTATGAGGCTATGTGGAAAATATGGTTTGGAGTTATTCAGCAAGATACAGATATACCGACAACCATGAATTATCTTCGCAGTAGAAAATTCATAGATGGCAATAGAGAACGCGACATGTCTTTTTGGGGCGACACGGAAGCAGTAGTGAGAAGTGATTTTATTATTGTCTATTTGCCCAAAGATATGAAGACGGTCGGTACTTATTATGAGGTGTGGATTGCAGCAACTTATAAGATACCAGTTTATTTAATTATACCAGATACAAATAAAACAGAAACCAACTCATCACTATTGTTGGGAGTAATGATGTCTAAGGGTGAAGTATTTTATAATATGAATGATTGTGTATCGTTTATCAAAGAGAGGTATAAATTATGATGAGTATTATTTTAGGCATTATTGGAGTTGTAGTTGGTTTATTTATGGCTTATGGTTATGGTAAATTAAACAAGCATATTGAATTGACAAAAGTACAGCAAGAAGTCTTTCAAAAGACAAAAGCACTAGAAGGCATGTTGAGTGTTAATAATTTAGTATTATGGACTAAAGATATATCTAATCTATTTAATATACGTAAGTTAATTATATATACTATTATTATTATATTAATATTTAGTTATGGTTGGTTTAAGGGTATTCAGAATAAACCAGTCAAGATTGACTTGGGTTATGGAAAAGAGGCCATAATCAATATCGACAAGAACACACAATTACATATTGCCAAGAACGGCAACGTGTATCTCGAAGATGTTAACGGAAATATCTTAAAACAGATTTCAGTAAAAGATATACCAACACTGCAAGCACAACTGAAGCCATATGGATTTGAAAGCAAGATACTTGGAATAGGCGGTTACGGGTTCGGTAATACTAGTAGCGCAGAGGCTGGTGCGGGATTGAGACTTGCGAGATTGTGGCAAGCACGGTTAGATACCTTTCTCACAAATAAAGCCGCATATTTGGGAATAGCTTATAAGTTTAAAAACCCAAAGATAAGTAACACATCAGTTGGCATTGGTCATGGGTTTGGTTATGATGGTGAGAATAGAACAGTGGGATACGTAGCAATAGAATTTGGAAATTAATATGACTTATTTCTTCACGTCAGATTTACACTTAGGTCATGCAAATATTATCAAATATTGCAATAGGCCGTTTTCTACGTTAGAAGAAATGAACAATAAAATCATTAGTAATTGGAACGCTAGAGTTAAAAAAGAAGATGTTGTATTTCATGTTGGTGATTTTTGTTTTAAGAATACCAAGAACAATATACCAAAAGGTGAAGGTGACGCACAGAGAGAAGTAGAATACGAAAAACAATTGAACGGTAAGATTATTTTTATTCAAGGTAATCATGATAAGAACTCGCAATGCAAAACACCAATAGAATCAATCACAATATCACTCGGTGGACGCACGTTGAGATTGGTGCACAAACCAGACCATGTAAATTTTGCATATGATTTACACTTAACTGGACACGTACATGAGAAGTGGCAATGTCAACGGTTCACCTCAAATGTTGTAGCTGGTATTACCGACTGTGTTAATGTTGGGGTAGATGTATGGAACTTCTACCCAGTTACTATAAATGAAATATTGGCTAGATATAATAGATGGAAAAAACAGGAGAAATTAATATGACATATAATCCATATGTAATTGATGAAAAAGAAATTAGAATGATGACTTTTTATATAGGAGTATATTTAAGTAAAATCGTTCCTGAAAATGGAACTGTAGACCTATCAAAGACTATATATAGCGATGACCTTATTACTATTGCGTACCAAAAACCGCGAAATATAACTACAATTAAACATAAAGAGATACTTCTTTTTAGTGCAAACTCTGATACAGTTTATACATATAAACATGGAAAATGGGAACAATATATAGTTAAATTATTTAATAAAGCCTTAATAATTTTAAATAAAGAACAAGACGAAATTGATTCACAGTGTCAACATCAGTTTACACCTGTATCAGATGATATTAATGTACTATTTGAAAAGGAGTTATAATGAATACCTTAACACATTGGGTAACGATAGACGGCAAAGAAGTAGACGTACAAAAAATGTCTACTAAAAATATCAGAAAATCAAGAAACCTATGCCTAACAGCTATTGACTTTGTTAAAGGCTATGATGCACCAGATATTGAATTGATGACTAAAAAAGAGAAAAAAGAACAGATAGACCGTTTACTTGACTATATTAATGTATTTACTAAAGAATTAAGAAAGAGAGGTAAATAATATGTCATCATTGATTGTAGAAATATGTACGATTGATAATGTAGCTAAAGTAGAGAAGGCTGATAAACTTGACGTTGTTACCATCAAAGGATGGCAATGTATTGTTGGCCGCGATAACTTTAAAGTTGGAGACCTGTGTATTTTTTTACCGCCAGATTCTATTGTACCGGAGGCGTTAATTGATAAATATAAATTAGAGTTCTTGCGTAAGAATAACAAAGTAGGTACTATCAAATTAAAAGGTCAGGTATCACAGGGTTTGGTTTTAGACCTTACTTGTTTACCAAATAAAAAATATAAGGTTGGCGATAATGTGGCTGAGATTTTACACATAACCAAGTGGGAACCACCAGAACCAGAATATCAACAAACAAGCCAGAAAGAAACTATCGGTGATATTTGGCAAGACTTTGTAAAACACAATATTAGTTTTAGAAGAATGTTTCGCAAAATCTTTAATTACTATATCACAAGAATGAAAAAGAAACGCAATAAACTGAATGAGTTCTTTAATAAATTCACAGACATCGAGAATATCAAGCACTATTCAGAAGTATTTAAAGATGGTGAAGAGGCAGTTATTACGGAGAAAATTCATGGAACGAGCGCAAGGTACGCCAAATTACCTATCAAAAAGAATAGCAATCAATACCAATTCTATTATGGTAGTAGAAATGTACAGTACATAGATACAACTAAAACAAGCCAAAGCTATTACAATGCTAATGTATACGCAAAAATAGCTATTAAATATAATCTTGAAGAAGTATTACCAAATGACTACACAGTCTATGGTGAGATATATGGTAAAGGTATTCAAGACCTGGAATATGATATGAAAGATATTGATTTCATGGTATACGCAATATCTTATAAAAATAGATACTTAGATTACGCCGAGCTGGTAGAAAAGGCAATTGAATTTAAATTACCGTTCGTACCAACATTGTATGTTGGAGCGTTTTCTCAACAAAAACTCGATGAATGTACAAAAGGTAACTCATTAATCGCACCTAACCAGATACGAGAAGGATGTGTAGTGTTATCTACAAAAGAAGGTGTGGCTTCGTGTGGTAGAAAGATATTGAAAAGCATCAACGCAGAGTATTTATTAAGAAAAAAAGGTACGGAGTATAAATAAGGAGTAATATGGCAGAAACAAGTTATAAGAAGGTAGTTGATTCAGGGAAACGACAATCATTTGAGACCGGAAGTGTGAGAGACACTAATGACGGTAAGGGTACGTTTGATTTGTTGAGTCCGATAGCACTGAAAAGATTGGCACAGCATACACAAAACGGCATGCAGAAATATGGGGCACGTAATTGGGAAAAAGGTCAGAACTTAGGTCGTTATCTTGACTCTGCGGTTAGACACATTTACGCATATTTAGAAGGCAAACGAGACGAAGACCATCTTGCGGCTGCCATGTGGAATTTACAAGGTATCATTCACACTGAGGAAATGATTAAACGAGGATTGTTGCCAGAGAGTTTAAATGATTTACCAAACTATTTAGCAAAAGAAACCACCAAGGAGGTATAACATGAAGTATTGCGCGTATTGTAAAGAGCCTATTGAAGACGAGAGCAAAATGATAACAGTCGGAACCTTACATTATCACTACGATAAGTTAAATGATTTAAACACTTGTTACTTTGAAGATACTATTCATGGCGAAGACCCATCAGACTTTGATGATGATTTGTTGTGTGATTATAATGATATTGATTTTGGAGAAGACGAAGAAAACGATGATTAAAATATACACACTGTTAGGTTTAATATACTTTATTCAGGGGTTAGGTGGGCTGGCAGGTCAGTCTCTTGAACTATGGATGAAGAATATTGCAAAGATACCCTACGGTACGATAGAGCAATTGGTAGGTATTACGGCTATACCATGGTTTATTAAACCGCTGTATGGCTTTTTGAGCGATACATTCCCTATCTTTGGTTATCGAAGAGTATCTTACTTAATATTAAACTACATAGCGTTAGCTGTTGTGTTGAGTATATTAGGTCTTTGGTCATTAAATATCGCGGCACTAATCATATTACTTACAGTGATGCAACTTTCAATAGCGTTTAATGATGTTGTGTGTGACGGTTTAATGGTTGAGACAGGTAAGAAATATAACAATATAAATAAATTACAATCAATTCAGTGGATATGTTTAGGTCTTGCAGGGATATTTGCTTCGTATTTTGGAGGTTTAATATCTCAATATGGTACATACCAACAAGCATATTGTATATTGGCAATCGTAACTGTGATAGCGTTAGCCGTGATAAAATTCATGCACTGCGATGTTAAAGTGGTACGAACGAATGGTCAGAATATAAAAAATAATTTAAAGAAACTATTTACAAATAAAAAGCTACTGTTTGCGTGGTTGTTTCTTATTTGTTTATATTTTTCGCCTGCGTGCGGTTCAATTTTTCGTAACGTAATAGAACGAGATAAATTACATTTCTCAGAATCGTTCATAGGTATATTAGGTACAGTGGGAGCTATAAGTTCAATCGTTGGATATTTATTATTCAATAAGTTTTGTGCGAAAGAAAAGTTCAAAAAGCTACTCACTTATGCTATCATAGGCAGTGCAATTACCAGCGTTGCCTATCTTTGGTATCCTAATGCTAGTGTAGCTATCGTATATGCAATATTGTTTAGTGTGTTTGGAGGCTTTTGTCAATTGGCGATTCTTGGATTTGTAGCTATTCTAACACCAAAGAACCTAGAAGGGTTAACCTTTGCCACTACGTGTGCACTATTGAACCTATCGGGAGCGTTGTCTCACGTCACAGGTGGAGCATTATACAAGATTGTTGGATTACCTACACTAATAATATTATCGGGAGTCACTACGCTTGCGTGTATATTCTTTATACCATATCTAAACAGCGAGAGTGACTATGAGTAAGGTGATATTTCTAGACTGGGGCATCTACTCACATCGAGCTGGGTTTGCCAGTAAATACACGCAGATGTCACCTGGGCGACTTGCATATAGTATGATGTTATCGAGTTTAAAACTGATAGGAGTAGACAGAGATGACCTCGTTATAGTTGCATGCGATGGTAGAAATAATTGGAGAAAATTGAAAGACGTTGCATATAAAGGTACTCGCAAACAAAAACTAGAAGACTCAGAGATAGATTGGAAAAGTGTTTGGAAATCATGTGATGAATTATTAGAAAGACTTGATATATCAACAAACTGGCACATTATAAAAATAGATAAATTAGAAGCAGATGATATTATGGCGGTAGGCGCAAGATATTTCTGGAACAAAGAAGTTGTATTAGTAACTTATGATAGCGATTTAGAACAGTGTTGGCACTATAATACTGTATCAGAATGTTGCAAAGCGCCAGTAAAAACCGAAGACGCTAACAAGATATGCTGTAAATGTCATCAAATAACCAAAACAATATGCTATAATAGAGTTAAAATATTCTCACAGCATCCAAAAGCCAAAAGATACAAAACAATGCCAGATAATTTTAACGTATATGAGGTGTTAGCGAAAAAAACCAAACAAGAGAAAACAGATGACTTAATATCGGAGGTGCAGAACGAAGAAGAATTTGATATTAGAACAGAGTTAGTAGACCTTATTCACTTACCAAACTGGGTAAAAGAGGCTGTGAAAGATAGGTTGAGAGGCCTGTCAAGCCAGAAGCCATCAAATTTAAGCGCATTGCCGTTTTATAGATACGGTAAGCTTGATAGGTGGGGTAAGTCAGGTATCGATAGTTTTAATGAAATATACGGCAAAGAACGCATAATTACCTATGAGCAGAGTAAGCAGATGGTAGAAGTTAAAAAACAACGTAAGGCAAGAAAGGCAACTCGTGAAAAAGCCAAAGCTAAAAAAGCCGCAATCGTTGCAAGACAGAGTGCGAGCATTGGAGATACTAACGAGAGACCTATATCGAGCAATGTTAGAATTACAAAGTCGAAAAAGTTGACAGGTTGATAATTGATATGTTATATTTGTGATGAGAGTAACAACCAACAAAGGAGATTAAAAATGAAGATTGTGAAAGTAGAGAAAGACAAGATTTTATTTAAGAAAGCGGATGGTACAGATAAGTATTTTAATGTGCCTGCGAGCGTAGTTGCAAAAGCGCAGGGTAAAGAAGGGTGTAGTTGTAAACCAACATTTGAAAATTTTAAAATCACAGACCTTACGATTTATGATAAAAAGGCGTACACCGCAAAAGCAAAAAAGAGTTATGGCGGTGGAGACGATACTTATTATGGTCGTAGTCAAGAATTAATGGTTGAACGTAGTGTCTACGCTTCTGTAGCTAATATCGTGAGTGAGTTAGATGAAGTAAATATAGTAAATGTTCAAGATGTAATTGAGAAATTATTTGCACAGGGGATGCAGTTAGTGAGAGGGCCCGTGGCAACAGGCTCAGCAAAAGCAGAGACCAAAGTGGATGATGACGATGAAGTTGCAATTGAAGATACCGAAAAAGACATCGAAGACGAAGAAGAAATCGAAGAAGAATAAGTCTTGCGGAGGTACACCGCAAGTTTACGGTGATGAGCCTCGTGCTCAAAGCCAATACACCGATGAGTTACTGGTACTCAATCAGTAAAGCGTGGCTTGTATAGTCGCGCAAATGCTAGAGCGAGATAAAGCTCATAACTCGTCGGGCGTTTTTATAACACAGTAATAAAGGAGAACAACATGATTTTTCTCAAACGAACGTTGGCAATCACAGTGATATTCTTTTTGATATTTAGCTCTCTCTTATATATTCAAACTTTATCAAGTACGAATGTTACAAAGAATAATCGACCTACATATCAATATTTGAGAGACGTTACAGTACGCATCGAAGGACAAGCTTATGACAATAATTCTCAGCAAAACGTAGCGTGGTGTGGAACAGGCGTTGTCGTTAAGCAAAATAATTTATATACATATATCTTAACCAATAGACACGTTATCGGCGGAGATAAAAACGATGACCTAGACTGTGTTCAATTAAGAGTAATTGACGACCGAAGAGGTTATCCTCACGTAGCGGAAGTAATATCTACACATAATTATTATGATATGGCAATTATTACGGTGAGAGGCAAGTTGAATGGTAAGCGAATTATACAAGGGGTAGGTCAAGCACAGATTCAAGACCCCGTATATTTAGTTGGAGAAAGCCTTGGTAGACATTTGATTTATGGTGAAGGTGTTGTTGCAGGATATGATAATACAGATACTATAATTCAGTTACCATCAATTTACGGTAATTCTGGCAGCGGAGTATTTAATGAAGATGGTATTTTAGTTGGATTATTGTATAGTTGTACAGTGATACCAGTACGAACGATGTATGGAGACTATGGTTTTGTACCAGTATTTACACACGCAAATATTATCGACGGAATATATATTCAACTGTACTTAAACGAGGTATTAAATTAATATGACACCGAATGAAATAGTTATTCTGAATAAGATACCAGAATATATCAAGTTGAAAAACTGGGAACATAATAAGCACTTAATGAAGTGTCCAGTCTGTCAACACGAGCAGTTGTCTGCGCAGGTTATACCAAATACGTATAAGATTAAGTGTTACAACTGTAACAAAAAATATACACTTATTACTTTTGTACGTAAGTTGGAACCAGAAAAAGCAGAAGCAACTCAAGAAGAGATTTTAGTTTATTTAAAAGATTTATTGAAAGTCAATGTATTAACAACCTCAGAAGAAGACAAGGTGAATTTGCATTTTGAATTGTTTGAGAAAGAAAGTTTCTCACTGTTGCCTGTTCAGCGTAATGGTAAACGACCGATTGAAACTGGCTGGACTTCTACTGAGCACAAAGTAAAAGCTGAGTGGTTAGAGTGGCTTAAAACAGGTTTGAATGTTGGAGTGCGTACAGGTATGGTGAGTAATGTAACGGTATTAGATATTGATACGAAAGAAATACCAGAAGAACTTAAACAATATCTCGGCAAAACTCTCACTCAAGTAACAACTAAAGGCTACCACTTATTTTTTAAATATGAAAAAGACTTACCTAAGACACGTATTGATGAATTAAAATTAGATATTGAGAATGATGGCGGACAGGTTGTTGTATATCCTTCAAAGGTGGAAGACAAAGAAAGAACATTCTTTGCAATTCAACCAGTCGAAACAATGCCACTAGAATTAAAAACATATATCACCGCTAAGTTACCAACAATGATAGTGAAGACATTCTCTGAGAAAATGAAAGAAGAAATTGATACTGAAAACTTCAAGATTAATATGGAGAATTTGAAGTTGAAATCAGAGGGCTTACAAGGTTGTTGCAATGTAGAGTTTGCTAAACTCGGCGGGGTATTACGCAAGAACCTAAGCCTGCCTCAAGTAGAGTATACCTTGCGAGTGATTAATCGTTTAATGTTAGACCAACCGATGGCTGAGAGAGATATATCATCCATGGTCAGACAATTAGATAAATACGCATCTTATGATGAAAAAGAGTTGTCATATGAAGTTATCAAATATCTTAAAGATACTGAATATGCAGACCGCACAGACATCACCAAAGCAATGGGTGAGCCTGCCAAAAGAATAGCAAACGTACTAAACTACCTAGTCAGAGAGGGATATATTCTCAAGAGAGGTAGAAATTACTGTGCCGTAAAGAAATTAGACTGGCAAACGGCATTAGTGAATATCGGCAAACCTGTTGGCTTTAAAGTACCGTATTTCGATGATGTTGCTAAATTTAACTATGGAGACTTGATTGTGATAGGCGCATCTTCAGGTGTTGGTAAAACTCACGTGGCGATGAACATGGTTAAACGATTTGTAGACCAAGGCATAAAACCTTACTACATATCACGAGAAACAGGTTCACGCTTTGCAAAGATAGCATTACAGTTAGGCTTGCAAGAAGGAGACTTCGGTCATAAGTTCTGCGGAGACCCAACTAAGATTGAGTTTGAAAAAGGCGCGGTTACTATTATTGACTGGTTGTTACCACAAGACTACGCAAAGACAGACCAGATATTTGACTACTTCTCACAATTATTAGAGAAGACACAGGGGTTTTTAATTGTGTTTGTGCAGTTGAGAAAAGAAACTAACGAGTGGTACGCTAAAGACCAGATAGAATTCTTCCCTGCACTGACCACCAAATATGCATATGACAATGTTGCGGATGGTTCTAGAGGTAGTTTTGAAATATGTAAGATTCGAGAAGGCGTACAGGCAAAGAAACACGTTGTTAAAATACCGTGTAGATATGACTGGGATACTAAACAATTGATTAGAATAGATGAGGAAGAGAACGGCAAAGTATAAATAGAAAGATTTTAAATGACAACCATTAATATTGAATTATTAGAGCAGAATCTGGGAATTAAAATCAAACGAAACGTGAAAGCTATTGGATTAGATACCGCAACCAAGACCGGATATGCCGTAATTGAGACAGATGACACCGAGGCAAAGATAGATGTTGGTTTTATTAATGCAGAATCGAAGGTCACAACTACGAAATACAATATGTTTGTTGAAATGTTTGACAAACTTATTCAACCAGACCAGATAGTAATCATTGAAGACACCTTTCTGAAATACTTTTTTATTGGCAAAAAGAAACTCGCTAATGTTAACGGTTTAAAGACCTTGACACGCATAGGCATGATAGCGTATACTATAGCCATACAGAAGAAATGCAAACAGCCAGTGTTTATTAATGCGTGTTCAGCGAGAAGCAAATTAAATATGAACGGTAAAGCCAAGAAAGAAGAACTCGTTAGAATAATTAATACCGCGTTGAGAATACAATTGACAAACAATGATGAAGTTGACGCTCTTATATTAGCAATAAACGGAGTAAAAGTCAAATGAAAAAATCTCAAATGATATGGAAGGCAGGTACACAAAAGTGCGCTGTACTGATAGAATACGATAAACAAATTTATCAGATATGTCTCACGCCAGAACAATCAGATAGATTAATAGCTACGTTACCACAATTATATGACGACGGTGTAATTAAGATTTTACCAGAACCACTTGACTTAAATTTTAAGAAAGACTTAAAATGAAAAAAACAAAGAGTAACGAGAAATACTTACTTGAGTTGTTTCATTACTGGTGCGGTAGATTTAAAGTACCAAAGATTGTTAAAACAATTAAAGACAATACCATGGACTGTGTTTGTTGTGTTGAACACTGGGATAACGAAGAAACACGTATTTTAAAGTATAATTTAAAACAATTAAATGCATATAGGCGATGTGAGGTTATATGTGTTGCATTTCATGAGCTTGGACACTTCTTTGAACATGAAGACTATAATACAAAAGACAGTCAAATAAAAAGCGAATTCTTGGCAGAGAGTTTTGCTTTACGAATGATGCAAAAACACTATACTAAAGAATATCAAACATACTGTAGATTAATTAAAAAAGAACACCTGCTAGAACGTATAAAGCAAAGTGATGATATTTATTACCAAGCCTATAAACAAATACCAGAATATGCAGAATCTATTAAATAATCTAACTCAAGTGTTACAGTACGTAGCTATATTTACGTTTTTGATATTGACTATATTGAGTTTATTAACTAAGCAATATAATGGCGCTGGTATTAATTTAGCTTTGACTCTGTTATATATTTTCTTATACTTACAACCAATAAAATAATATGAGCCAAAAAAATAATAAATTAGAATTATATGTAGCTGATAAACTCAACGCTCTCGGTATTGAGGCTAGACCAACACGAGCGTCTGGTGCATCGACCGAACTTGGAGATGTATTTAATGAAGTATTTTTAGTAGAATGTAAACAACATTTAACACAAGAGAATGTTATTGTTGTACGTAAGGTATGGAATAAATTATGTGGCGAGTTGCCAGCAGGTAGTCAGAGAATACCTATTCACGCCTTAGAAAACAAATACAACGAGAGATTTATAGCAATGCAGGCAGAGGACTTCTTTAGATTAATTGCACCATTATATAAGAAAGGTTAATATGATGTCAATTTTAGATAAAATAGTTAGTTTCATAGAGAGTAGATTTTTTCTTATCATGTTAATATGTGGTGGACTCATTTTTGTATTAGCGGGAGCGTTAGTATGGTCAGTTATTATTATAAACAGAACGTTTGAAATATTACACCTACTTGGTTTTTAAAAAGGAGAAATAAATGAGTAAGATTAAGAAAACAGAAGAGACGACCGAGAATACCTTTAAAGATAGACAGGCCGTAGATAAATTAATGAATGAAACGAATAGAGAGGCTGGTAATACGGTATTGTGTTACGCAACGCAGTTAAAGCCAAAGACTAGAATACCGTGTGGTGTAGAACCTATCGATAAGATACTCAAGGGAGGTATTTTATCAAGTCTATTTACTGTTATTTGGGGCAATAAGAGTGCGGGAAAGACGACACTTGTATATAAATTCATAGCTGAGGCTCAGAAGTTAGGTAAGCGCCCAATGTTATTAGACTATGAAAGAAGCTTCGACCCACTGTGGGCGACCAAGAAAGGTATTAATTGTGACAATCTTCTTATCGGTCAATTCGATACCGCAGAAGCCGGATTAGATGTATTTCGTAAATACGCTACAGACGGTCTTATTGATATGTTGGTAATAGATAGTATTCAGGGTTTAAGTCCAAAAGGCGAACAAGAGACAAAGACAGGCAAAACAAAAACTCTCGATGAAGATACCATGGCATTGTTGGCAAAGAAACTATCTCAATTCTTTCGTATCACCGCAGGTAAGGTTTATAGAGGAGACATTACCGTGTTATTAGTTGGACAAGCTAGAACGGACTTAGGTTCATTTATTGCTACCGAGAAGTTGTCTGGCGGTAACGCATTAGCTCATTGGGCTAGTTTAATTTTAAAGATTCGCCGTGGCCAGGGAGTAGATGCACCAATGGTTAAATTCGTTAAGGATGGCAAGAAAATGAAGCGTAAAGTTGGTTTCGATTGTGTTATTAAAATAGAAAAAACAAAAATGGATACCGAGTCAGAATTAACAGAAGTACACGTACCGTTCTATTATGAGAGTGGGTTTGATAAACCAGAGACCAAAGAGGTGATTGCAACTGAAGGCGCAGAAACACAAGAGGAGGCGACAGATGAAGAGAACGAATCAGAGAATTGATAATACTCTCGCAATACTCGCGATATTATGGAAACAAGCGCCAGAGTTAAGGTTAGGTCAACTCGTGTGTGCAGGCAATGATGTTGATTCTTTCTTTTTAGAAGACCACGAACTATTAGCAAAAGTTAAAGAAAGAGTAACTGTCAATGAATAAGAGGTTAGAGGCTTACGAATCAACCAATGAAAAAGGTGAGATAGAACTTGTCGCTCTTACCATTGTCACCTGTGAATGTGGCGACGAAGATGTTCTAGGCGGTCATATTAAAACAGGCAGAGCATATATTTGTATGCGCTGTGGCAGAGTGGTGGGGTTTGATAACGATTTATGAGTAACGAAATAATTTTTACAAATATATTTGGCGTAATATTGACCGTCTTTGGTTACTTAGACGGGTATAAGTATTTTATTGAAGCTAGAAAAATAGTCAGTGTGAAGACCTCTCATGGTCATAGTAGAAAATTTATCAACATAGCACTCGCTAATGACGTTGTGAGATTAGGTTATTTCTTTGTAATAGATAGAAATATTTATCTAATCATATCTGCAATTGTAGCTTTAGTGTTTATGTGTTATATGTTTTGGCAAATCTATTGGTGGTATCCTTATCGCAACAGAACACGATACGGGTTTAAAAGACCGAATCTCGGATTATATATTGTTAATAGTTTGTTACCTAACAGTATTCGTAAAAAGTTATAAAAGGAGTTAACATGAGTATTTACGCAAAGTTTGATGAGTATTTTAAGAATAAAGATTTAGCTACGGTTTTAACAGAGGCTGAAAAGTATTTTGTTAAGATTGATGAATGTGCCAAACTCATGAGAACAACGCAGTCAGATAACTTTTCTGTACTCAATGACATCTTAGTTAAAGTTGGCGGTTATCGAGCCTATTTAGAGCCAGTGTTAGGCTTGGCAATGACCTATAAAAAAGGTAATGAAATGCTTGAGTTTGACGAACTAGCTAAAGCACAGATAGCCAAAAACGAAAAAGTGGTTGCCGCTCAGTTAGAAAAAGCCGCTAGCTTGAAAGTACAAGACGAGCGTAAGGTTCGCAATATTTTTCAAAGCTACATCAATTCATGTGAGGCTATCGTGAGAAGTATTCAGTCTAGATTAAAATCAGACCAAAAAATACAGGCAGACTAATGCAATTAGTTAATATTGGTAATAAACGTAGAGAGATATTTTTATTTCTTCGCAACGATGTAGGTGAATTAAAAATTGAGAAGGTTATTGACTTCTATCCTTATTATTATGAGGCTGACGTTAATGGCAAGTTTACTACGTTTAATGGCCTCAAGGTAAAGAAAATAATCTGCAACGAACCTACAGACATTGCAAATCAACGCAATGAAAAGAGCTGGGAAGCCGACGTAATATTCAGCAAGCGGTTCATGATAGACAGAATAGACGCACTTGATAAATGTATAATTAAATATGCGTTTATTGATATTGAAGTATTTTCGCCTAAAGGTTTCCCAGACCAGAGCGAAGCCAAGTATCCAGTGAGCTGCATTACCATATATAATTCTGCGTCTAAAAAGTTAAAGACCTTTTATCTTGGAGACTATGAAGGTAAACTTCAACAACGAGAAATCGCTCTATTAAAAGACTTTTGTCAATATATGAAAGCCGCGCAGTTTGATATTTGGTTTTCATGGAACGTTGACTTTGACTACACTTATTTGTTTAATCGAATTGACCGCTTTAAACGAGAGGTATTAGAAACTCTTTCGCGTAAGGTTAATTTCGCTAGTTATATTTCGCCAATAGGCTCTGTGCGACAAGGAGAACGCGAAGATGTATGGTTTCCTTCTGGTTTGAGTATTGTAGACTACATGCAATGGTATCAAAAGTTTACCAACAAAACAGAACCAACCTACGCTTTAGACGCAATAGCTCAGAAACATCTCGGCGAGGCAACCTGGGGTGAAGCTGAGTTTGATAAAATTACTATTGAAATACGCAAAAAGAACCAAAACGACGTTGTGCGTATGGTTAAGTTAGAGAAAAAGTTTCAACTCATACAATACTACGATGAAATTAGACGCAGAGCACGAGTGACGTGGGAAGACTTATATCACAACAGTCGTATCGTTGACCAACTGCTTTTACGTAAGGCATTTGAAAAGAAGATTATTCTGCCGTGTAGACAGAAAGACCTTACTAAAGAGGTGTATGACGGCGCATATAGAGAGGCTCATCAAACGGGTGTATTTAAAAACATTGGTAAGTTTGATTTATCTTCCGCTTATCCAACCATTCTGGTAGACTTTTGTTTAGACCCCGCTAATATTGTAACTGAACGTGGCGACAATGTAATTGAAGCCGCAGGCACTCTGTTCAAACAAGACGACAACGCCCTGCTTCCAGCCGTTGTAAGAGACCTAATTGTATTGAAAAACGATTTAAAGAAAGCGCAGGCCGTCTCAGACTCTGAATCTGCCGAAGGAAAACTGTTAGATAAAAAATATACGGCCATAAAGTCTATCATCAATTCTATTTACGGAGTAATGGGAAATAGATTTTTTAGATATTATGACCGTAGAGTGGCTTCGGCTACCACGTGGGGCGCACGAGAGGCCTTAAAATACGTCGAGAATAGGCTTTTAAGCGAAGGTAGGCAGGTGATATACGTTGATACCGACAGTGTGTTTATAGACGAAAAAAACAACATTTCTGACCAATTAAACAGTATGTTGCAAGACTGGTATCTGTCTAATAATAATAACAAGCGAACCCTTACATTTGACTATGAAGGTTATTTTACGAAGTTAATTGTTTTGGCCAAATGTAGATATAAGGGTTATGTTCAAAAACCTAATGGTAAGATTAAATCAGAGGTTAAAGGTATTGAGGCCAAACGAAGAGACACCAGTAAGTTCTGTGCTAGTTTTCAAACTACTCTGCTTGATAAGGTTATGGATGGTATGAATAGAGAAGAAACCGTACAGTGGTTAAAAGAACAGGTAGCCACCATAAAGAATCTTCCCATCTCTGAGTTCGCCTTCCCTTGTAAGATGCGCAGTAGTGTTGAAGAATATAAGGTTTTGCCTATTTTTATAAGAGCATTGAATTACTCACGTGAGTTGTATGCATTTAGTAAACAACCGGGTGACTTATTCTACTACATATATATGCAATCGTTTGGCAATGAAGTTAAGACGGTTAAGCAGTGGCAATTAAATGGCAAGAATGTTACACCGAAAAGATGGAAAGATACTCTGCATTTATTGCATTTAGACGAGACCGCAGAACTGAATGTTGAAAATGATATTACGAAGCAGTTGATAACATCGAATATTTTAAAAGAAGAAGAGATTACCAAGCCTGGGGCCGTAAAGAATGTGTTGGCTTTTGATAGCAAAAAGCAAACTCATATAGATAGAGAAAAGATAGACTGGCAAAAGATGATAGAGCGCAACATTGATAACAAAGCCGAGGTTGTTTTCACTGCGATGAAGTGGGAAAAGCCAAAGCTACTTGACAAACCACTTTAAGAAATGCTACACTAGAGGTGAGGTTAACTTATGAAAAAATCAAAGCACGTAATCGGTGAGTGTATGATATGCAAGAGAGGTATAACTCTTCATATGTTGCAGAACGCACGAGCTGTACGTGTCGGTGATAAGTTTAGATGTAGAAAGTTAGAATGTGAGCTAGAATTTATTCAACCGTTTTTAGATAAGTTAATCAAAGTGAAAGGTAATTAAATGGAACAATATGTAATATTTTTAAAAGATACCAAGACCAATACCGAGAGGCAGGTTATTGTACCTGAACGCCTTGAGTTAGGTAGACTGTTGGCTGTTGTTGGCAAAAGATTTAAAGTATTAAATATTGTTGTTTTGAGTTCGCCATGTGATTATTTAGACATGATGCAAGAATTACAAGATATTGGTGAAATGGTGTTTGGTAACGAACCAGACGTAAAGACCTTGCAACAATATAAAAATATATTAGATGAAGCTCAACCGGGCGAGGCTGAAAACTTATTAGAATTATTAATTCAAGCCGGAGAAGCAAGTGCAGAGGTTAATGATGAGAATTAAAAAAACAAAGAAAAGTATTAATCCACGCGAATATGTTACTCAACAAAAGAGTACAGAAAAAAGCCGTATTACAATAACTACCGAAACTCTTAATAAGTTGTGGCAAGAGGCCACTAGCGCAGATAAAAAACCTATGCTGCTATTGCAGTTAAAAGATAAAAATACTACTTGGAACTTATACGTAGACATAACGAAGGGAAATACTTTATGAATTGGTTAGCAGAACCAAAACGTATTCAAGAATTACAGAAGCTTCTCGACGACGGTAAGCGATACAAGGATATTGCCGTAATATTCAATACCTCGATTAGTTCTGTTAAACACGCGGCTCAAGCGTATTGCAACAGAAAAATCACACCTTCTATAGCGACAGGTTCGAGACCACAAGCACCCCAACCACACGAAGCCCTTGACGTAGAGACACTTGACACTATGAAAGAACAATTTAAATTGCATTGGACAGTACCTAAATCAACCAAAACATTAAAAACAAAAGCGTTTAAATCGTATCTCGTTGTTGCTGATATTCACGTACCGCAGGTCAACTCGGCCGCAGTGAAGTCTATTCTTAAATTAATGGACGATGTTCCTTTTGACGGGTTCATTATCTTAGGCGATTATATGGACATGGAACCTATCAGCCATTGGTTGCAAGATAAAGGTCAGCACAAGAGTCTTGAGAACAAACGTATGTTGACAGACTACGTTATGGGTAATGCGCTGTTAGATGAATTTGATAAACGATTACCAAAGAACTGCGACAAGCGATACTTCTACGGTAATCATGAACGGTTCTATTATGACTTAATTGAACGACTGCCAGCGCTTGAAGGGTTATTAGACCCTCAAGAAAAACTGCGTTTAAAAGAACGTAGCTATAAAGTATATGATAAGATTAATCATATTGAGCGTATTGGTAGGCTTAGCTTTACACACGGTATGTATCACGGCGAGAATTATTTGAAGAAACACATTGATGAATTCAAAACCAATGTTATTCACGCAGATATTCACTCACCCAGATTTCAGTTATCACCATCACCAGCCAGAGAAGTAGCAATCTCAGGTGACTGTGTTGGTTGTTTATGTGACCTTAACCCTATATACATGAATAATCGTTGTAACAAGTGGTCTCATGGATTTGCAGTTGTGCATTTCTTTGAGAACGGTTGTTTTGACGTTGATAATAAACGCATCGTGTATGGTAAGTTTGTTTACAATAATAAATTATATAACGGTAATAAATAAGGAGAATAAAATGGAAGAGACACCAGTTGTTGCAAAGAAGTTTTTAGACTATGTACTTGAGTTTGTTAGAGCGATTATCGACACGTACTCTAAGATTAACGATGGCAGACTATTTGTAGGCAAATTGCTCATTGAGGCTGGAGAATTAGTTAGACAAAACGACGCTGTAGGTATCGACGCGGGAAGTATGATATATGTGACTGTACATGGGCCGAATATTTACATTGAACCTGCAAACATTCAAAAGAACGCAGACGGCACAGTACCAGAAAAGAAAGACCCGATTGTAATTGATATTGCGACTGGTACAATTGTAGAAAAGAAAGTCGAACCAGAAATGCCTG